TGACCTTTCGAACAGTCGAAAACACTCTCTAATTCGTTCTCCGAGAACAATTCGCTGCTTTGTTCTTTGAACAAGTAGGTCAAACTCTGTTGTCGTTTCATCCATTCGGCGTAGTTTCTTTCGCCAGAATTGATAATTTCTCCAATCCATAGGTTTTGCGGGTTGTCGGTGGCAGTGAAATTGGATACTAAAAAATCTACGACTTCTTTATCAGAATACTTGCGACTTGTCTTCTCGAACCAGTATTTATCCTTCCTTTTATTGAAAGAGGTAATACTGGCGCGGGTCTTCGCACCATACTTGAAGAAATCGTATTTTGGATTTGTGAAATGATTTTTTAGTGACAAATAATGTTGATAAGTTTCAAAGGGTGTCACGATCATAAAGGCAATTTCGCTCTCGAAGTTCTCTTCATAAAGTTGAGACGAGTTGCATCCCACTTTAGTCGTTCCTTCAGGGGTTTAGAAATAAGTTTTGCAACAGTTTCTACTTCAATGTTGTTTACCTCACAATATTGACAAATAGCGTCAATATAATTTAAATTTTCTTCGGCAACAAGTTTCTCAATTTCTAATGCAAACTTAGAGGGAGTTAAAAACTTATTTTCTATTGCTTTTTCTAGTTCGTTATTTACTTTCATAGTATTCCAGTTTATCTGCAACAAATTTTCTAATGTATTTGCTGAGCAGTTTGATGTACTTTGATTTGTCATATTCTTCATAGACGACACATTCTCCGTTTTCGCAAGCCATAATAATTACAAATTTTTTAACTGAGATATCAGTCATTTCATAGAGCATACATGCATATGCAGCACACTGCACAAAATAATGTTCGATCCAATCCTTTGGTTTTGGTTTTTTAGAAGTCTTAAAATCGATTATTGCTAGTTCGCCATCGTATTCGGCAATACAATCAACTGTTCCTGCAATTCCCAATACCCTACTATATAGGGATCTTTCTAAAGCATGAATATTATTTATAAGATTCAATTTATCCTTAGAAATTTTAAATAGAAAATCTGAGATAGGTTGAACTTTTGGTAAACTTTCATTTTTTAGATGATGTTCTACTAGTGTATGCATGTCCGTACCACGACTTGTTGCCGCCTTTGTGATACGGTCTGCTTCTTCATCACCAACTTTCTTCCTCCATTTGACAAAGATCTCCTTATTAAAATGACTGGTTACCGAAGTGATGGAAACCAGTCGGAGAAGTTCTTCTTCTGTTGGAATTTTATAATATCTTACACCATCAATAGTCTCCCTTTGAAGATCTGGGAGGTCAATATCAACATGATTAAACATTACATACCTGCTTCCATTTTTGCAACGATGTATTCTTTGACAAGTCCAGAACGGACAATATCTTCTACACCAAATTCAATAACATCAAAGGATGGCATTGACCTTAGAATTCTCATAAAATCCACAATACCATTTCTTTCATTGGTTTTAGTAAGATCTGATTGAGTAGCATCACCACAGAAACAAATTCTACTGTTCTCACCAACTCTTGTAATTATACTATCAAGTTCATGAAAATTCAAGTTTTGAAATTCATCTACAATAATAACTGCATTGTCTAGCGTAGTTCCACGAAGGAAGGAAGTAGACCAGAATTTAATCGTCTCCTGTGCTTTAAGATTGCCATACAACATCTCAAAGTCCGCATCAGAGGGCATTTGAAACATGTACTTTACCATGTTCTTATATGGAATCTGGTAAAGTGCTGATTTGTCATCATGATCTCCAGGAAGAAATCCAATTTCTCTGGTAGAAACTAAGGAACGAACGAGATAAACTTTTTCATATGGACTTCTTTCATCCAATACATCGCATAAAGCATTATATAAAGTAATGAAAGTCTTACCTGTTCCTGCACATCCATATGCAACTAAATGTTTATCACTACCATATGAATCAAATAATCTTTTTTGATTATCAGTAAGTGGTTCAATATCAATTAAATAATCTGTGCTTACAGGTTTTTTCCTCTTCATTTGTTTAGTCGTCAATCCAACTCCAATGGGTTGGAGATCATTGTTCCTTCTCTTTCTTGCCATAAGTTGCTTAGATTTTTTTTACTTGTGATCCGGGCATTTTAGATGCCTTTGCCAGAACATCGTTCCATCCAGGATTTTTTGCAACCAGTTTGTCTCTCCACTCACCAACGTCTGTTGCCATCGGTGCAGTAGAAGGATCAGACCAATCTCGTGTCCAGTCTGGATTATCACTTAACCACTGGTCCCAGTCGTGAATACTCATCACAACTTCTTTTTGCTCACCAGTGTTTTTATTCACTACGGGGTATGTTGCCAAAATTTCACCTCTTATAATATGTCTTATTTAGACCCACTCCAGTGCTTCTGCCACTGTGGGGAACTGCTCTGAAAAGATCTTCTTACATGCCTCTGCGATCTCCATGTGCTCCTTCTGGGTGCCATTGGCAGAGCGCAGTTGAATGTAGTGGATCCATGAACGACATGAACCTGACATATAAATTCGTGTGGGAGTTGCCAGGGGAAGAATGAAACGGGCACACTCCTTTGCAATATCATCCTCAAGCATCTGCTGGTATAGATCCATACTTGCTTTGAAGTGATGCTGCATCAGGATCTCATACTTCTGCTTAAGAAACGGATCAATATCGTCGATAGAATTCTGACGATTCTTATGGTCTTGAAGACGAAGTTCTGGTAAAGGAATTGTATCACCTAACAGAGAAGAATCAGCATAGCGTTGCGAAAATTCTTGGTATGTAAATGAGCGATGTCGAAGAATTTGAGCTGCCAGACCTCTGGTAGTTTCAATTTCCAGAGTCATAAAACTCTGTTCAAACACACTCCAATGATTATGTTTGATACAGTAACCAAGTAACTTGGCATAGTTAGGATTTTCCTGATTATTTGGATTAGACACTCTGGCAACATATGCCATGGTCTTTTCCGCATCCGGAGTTACACTAATCAATTTTACGTTCATTTACCAAATCCTTTCGATGTTTTCTTTTCGATTTCTGCGAGTTGCTCTTTCAACTCTCTGAGTTGTGCTTTCATCTCTATAATTTTTTCTTCAGTATAGAGATGATCTTGCTTGATTAAACGCTCAAGCAACTTGATAAGTCTTTTAGATCTACTAGTCATCAGTCTGGGTATCCATCATCATCATCAAAGATTTCGTCGTAATCATGAATAGAATATTCTTCTTTGGTTTGCAGATAACTTTGAGTATCAGAATAAATTTCTGCTTTCAGAGAATCAACCAAAAGTTCAAGATTACGGACAATCAGTTTTAGTTTTTCTTTGTCCATAGAATAGATTTCTCTCTATCCATTTTACACAAAAAAAGAGGGTTCGTCAAGAACCCTCTGAATCTTATTTACTTAGCAACTTGACCTCTGCATAGATTATAAGAAAAAATGCGGCGGAAAAGGCAGTGAATGATCCTACCAGTGCTCCGATCATTTTACTTTACCAAAGTACGGGATACTTTGATGCCACGATACATGAGAGAGAAGTTCTCCTGCTCACGAACACGCTTTGCTTCGGCAAGAACCTCAGCATTGTGTTGTTCGGTATCGTACTTGTTGCCACGATAAGTAACTTCAGACATGGTTTTACTCCAAAGAAATGAGATGGTTAAATCCCGTTCCTTCGGGCGGCGTTTGCGTTCGCTATTTGCGAATAGCGAATGAACGATCCGTTCCGCGTCGTCCTACTTGCGTCCTAGTTATCAAAGCATTGAGGGTCTGTATGTTCCATCCAGTGGATGAGAAGATCAGATTTTTCAAAGGGAGTGAAAAGAGTTGTCTCTTCCAATCCTTCCTTCAACCATTCATAGTCTTCACACCTAAGATGCATCTCAGGAGGGACATGACTAAAGAAGATTAAAGCAAGTGATAACATAGGATGAACGTAAGGGTAGTATACCCCCGATAAAGTATATAGTCAAGTAGTTTTGTAACTTATGTTACAAAAACCCCACAGAGCAAAAAATTTGCCGGGTTTTTTCCCGACGATATGGGAAATCACTTTCTCTTTTTGGAATCTGGTGCTTTGTATCCCCAGAGTTTAGGACTGATTCTACCATATCCATACTCAATTTTTTTTAAACCTTCACGAAACTTATCCCAATACATATCAAAAATATTTACCTGCTTAGAAGATCGTGTTAGATCATATCTAATCTCTCCGTCAACTTCATAGGTAACTATTCTTGCATCATTTGGAGCATCTTTAGTACACACCTGGTTCCAAGATCCATTTTCTATGAGTATTTCACACCCATATTTGGATTTTGAAGTTTCCTTTTCTATTGATGTCCATGAATCCATGTACACAACCTCTTCAACATCTTTTTTTTCCTCAATAGTTTCAACATAATTTTTCATGTTTACTTACCATCTCGCCATACAAGATCTGGATATGCGTCAGAAATATTTTTTCTTGAAATTTTATATTTCTCTTCCAATTTTTTATCCTTAACTAAGCACACAATTTCAGCTTCCAAGGGATGCAAACCTTGTAAAAGATTAATAAACATTGTTTCCCTGCGGAGAGAACTTAATCCATCATTTCCACCTTTAACAAAATTATAAAATTTATTATATTCTTTGCGGATAGAAGATCTGCCTTGGTCCTGAGAACCTAATGATTTACTATTAAGTTCTTCCATTTTGGTTACAGCATCACCAATTTTTTCACTTAGCGTTCCACTAAAAGAATTTTGCTCACCATTACTTGCATATGGAACATCACCTGCAGGAAGTGCAGAAATTAATGTTTCATCATAGTTCCATAGGAAAATTGCAACAAGACAAGGATGGCGATACTTTTGAAGTACCTCCACCTTTTTAGCATTACTTCTCTGCTTAGAAGTTAATTCTAAAATCTCAAATACAAATGGATTTGATGGAAGTTCAATATTCGTAGAACTTTTTTTAGTTCTTGTTGCTGATGTCTTATTCGTCGTCTTCGTCGTCGATTTCGTAGTCATGATAGTTTTCAAAATTAAATGCAATAACCTCATCTGGTATCAGGTTACCCTGATTATCAAACATTTCGGGGTGAGGTCTTGGAATTTCCCGATAGTTCATCATATACTCTCTTGCAACCCAACCTCCAATTAGTCCCACTACAAGAAACAATACGGTTAGAAAGGAACCGAATACTAAACTAACTGCTAACATTTCTTTTGCCTCGGGAAACTACTTTTCTCTTCCTTGACTTAAAGGAAAACTCAAAATAGATGGTAACTTCCCGATTCAGAAAGCAAACCATCTTCTCAAAGATGACGTGGAATGGATGAAGTTGCTTTCTTTTACCTCCATTAAGCATAAGTTCAATGCCACGATTAACACCGTGATCCTTATGTTTATTTAGGGGGTTATTAGATGATTTTTCGTTCCCTGAGGAATTTGATTGTGTCAACTGATCCTCCTATAATACTATCATCACAAATAACCTGTGGGAATGTAGATCCTTCACCAAACTTTTCGTAAAATTCTTGTTTGGTGAAGTCTCTATCGAGCATATACACCACATGTTTTTGATCTGATAATTCTAGCACATTTTTTACTTTTGTGCAAAATGGACATCCATTTTTTGAATAGACTGTATAAATCATTGGTTAACCTCAATCATATATGAACGAACATCTGTTATTGTATCATCTCTTTGCATCTTTTCAACTATAGAAGGATCAATTAAATCTGGATGATACCACCAGTCTTCGAAAGAACTATTCTCATTCAAGGATAAATCTGGAACCATTAATTTATACCCTTTGCTTTGAAGATATTCCCTAGATTTAATTTTATATGTGTTTGTTAGGTCTACATAATGATCATGTTCGTATGTAATTAAAGCAAACTTATATTCATCAAAAGGAATTTCTAGTAAAATTTTATATGTGGTCTCAGATGGTTCACAGTCTAGTTGAAGATAATCAAACACAGTACCTTTATTAAAATTATAAAGAAGTTCTTTATAATCAATCTTTAATGCATCTTTGCACAAAATTTTATTGTTCCGTTCTTCGGAAAATTTTCTACACAAATCTTTGTTAATTTCTATAGAGATTCCATCCCACCCAAACTTAGTTTCCAATAATGCCGTATTATTTTGATAGAATGGATCTTGTGCTCCGATTTCTAAATACAATCCATTTCTTTTTCCATCTAAAGCAGAAAGAACAAATAAATCTTGGAATGCTTGAGAATAATTTTTATCTACTCTTTCCCATCCATCAAATTCAAATTTTAACTTTTGATTTCTATTCTTGTCATATTTAAGTTCTTCCTCAGAAATATAACCAGTAGCTAACTTGATTAAAGTATCTTGTATTACTTTAAAGTGTTCTTTCGATTTAATATCTTGATAATGGTTTTCTTTAATGTCTCTTACTAGTGATCTAGTCTCAGATTCCTTTCCCCACCACCATGCAGCTAAAGATTTTTCATAAAGTATTCCCCATTTTCCAGGATATTCTACATCAGTTCTAAGTGGTTCTAAATCAAAATTGCAAACCATTAGTGCTAGATGGCATGTAGAATAACAATCCTGCCACCACTGCATTTTTTCTGCATATCTTGCAAGAAGAAAATAAGCTTCTGGGCGATGTGGTAAAAACATTTGTGCTTGCCACAACATTCCACGACCACTACCATCTCTTGTTCCTTGTTTAAAGTAACAGTAAGATCCTTTAATTAGTGCTTCATATGCTAAATCTGGATTTGATTGATTTGCTCTTTCGGCACATCTTAAAAAGTATGATAATGCTGGTGCAGTATGCCCATTATCAAAATAATATACACCAAGATTAAAGTTATGTTCTGGATTTTCTGTATCGAGAGAATAATCTGCAATTAATTTTTCAAGTTCTGTTTTTTCTATATTCCTTTTTTCTTTTTCCTTATTTTTCCACCACTTCAGAACTAATTCTGATGCAAGTTTATGATTATTTTTACCCCCATCATTTACATCATCATCACGATTTTCAAAGGTGGAAATAAAACTACTATCTTCAACAAATAGTGGAATAGTATACGTATCACCAAGACAGAAAATTAAATTTTCTACTAATGGTTGAACATTGGAATTAGGAATTTCTAAACGATATTCATCACCACTGATATAAGTATCAATAATTCTTTTAGCATATTCTCTTGTAATAATATATGCGGTTATTCCCCAATCATTCCATTCCCTTTTACGAATATCAAAAGTTGAAAACTCATCTCTGATAGTAAGTAATTGAATACAATCAGCGTCTGATGGTGTTTTTTCAATAAACTGTTCCCAATCAAAATCCCAATATTGAAGTGTCTCTAAACTTAAATCATCTTCAGCAAAAAATCCATAGTCTTCATCGGTACTTTCATACCAATCTTTAATCATCTGCAAATGAGAAACAGCACATCCTTTTGTACCATCATTTAAAGTATGAACATATTCACCAATTACAATATCGTTACACTCATGGAATCTTTTTGAGATATATGATTTAAATTTAATTCCATATTGCTTAAAAGAATTTTCAAGTTTGGTTCTCCTATCAGAACTTTCTTCTAGAGAACAATATCTAATAAAAGGTAATTTCAATCTATTTTCAACTTCCTTAGTATTAGAAATATAATCCATAATCCAAGATGATAATTTTTCCTTGAATACAGGATCTTTTTCTAATAGTGTTGCAAGTTCCATTTTATCAATAACTGAAGATTTCATAATTCACCTCAAATTTTTTTTGCTTTATATAGTTGGTCAGTATACTGATCTATTTCCCATTTGATTTCTTTACAATCTGTATTTTTTTTATAATCTTCAAGACTTCTTTGTATGTGTCTTTGTGCTATTACATACTCAGATTGCCATTGAAGTTGTTCTCCACTATAACTTTTTGATAACTCATTATATACTTGATCATTCATGTCTTTATCGGTATGATAAGCTTCAAAATTTTCAATCCTTTTTTTGTCTGTATGTGGAATATGAAAAACTGTGTATGCTTGAGTTAATAACTTCTTTTGAAGACCTAAAGATTCCAATCTATCAATCAGTTCATCATCTTCATTGCCATAATACTTAGATTCTCCTCCACGATAACCACCAACCTTTAGAAAATTTTCTCTAGTTACATAAAGAATTCCTCTCAAATAATAAAAAATTGGTTCTTTAGTTCTAGGATCAGAGTTATAATCTGCCATACCACAGACAAATGACTTATCATCAATTGTAAAAATATCAAAAAAATTATATTCTGAATATGGGTTGAAAAAATAATCTGTTGCCATTGTCATGATGGCATCTCCAGTAGCAATACTTGCCGCCAGATTCAGTGGTTGGGGCATATTAAAGTATGCCTCATCATCAACTCTGATTACTTTGACTCTGGAATCAAATTTAATTATATCATGAATAGATTGATCTGACGACCAATCTACAACTATAACTTCATGTACTTCTTTTTTGAGTAACCATGATTGTATAGATGCATATAATGGTTCAACTCTATTTTTACATGCACAAATTATTGAAACTTTCATATAGTATAAAATTGTTTGATACAATCACAAGTATATTCAATTTCATTATCAGTTAACCAAGGATGCATTGGTAAACTAAAAATTTTATCTGAATTCTCGATTGTTTTTGGATTATTGTATATATTTAAGTATTCAAATGGTTTAGTTTTCTGAATAGGAACTGGATAATGTATTCCAGTCTGAATACCTTTTTCATCTAGGAATTGTTGAAGTTCTTCTCTACGATCAACTAGTAAGCAGTAGATATGATAAACATGCAAACCTACATGATCATCTTCTTCTGGTGTCTGAACAAAGTTTGCAATAAAATCATCACACAAAAGTTCATTATATTTTTTTACAATCTCTTGTTTAGATTGATTCCATAAATCCAGATGTACCAATTTTTTGCCTAAAATAATTGCCTGAAGTGGATCCATTCTATGGTTCCATCCAATGTCATCATAATAATACTTTTTAGATGATCCATAATTTCTCAGGGAACATAATCTGTCTTTATAATCATCACTATCGGTTGTAATAACACCCGCATCACCAATAGCACCTAAGTTTTTTCCAGGATACAATGAGTATACTGTCATATCAGCATACATACCAATCATTTGACCGTTTGTTATTGCACCGTGTGCTTGAGATGCATCTTCAATGATCTTACAATTATATTTCTTTGCAATCTCAGATACTTTTAGCATATCTGTAGGATGTCCATACAAATGAACTGGTAGTATAATACAATGATCATACTTATCACGATTATTATCCAAATGTTCTATGAGTAGATCGAGATCCATTTGAAAATAATTATCATGATCAATCAGTGAAATATTAAATTCCCCTTTGACTTGATAGTAAACTGCAAGAGGATCTGCAATGAACGTGTTTGCTGGCATTACAACATCAGTTGTTCCTTCATACAAATTCAATGCTTGTATTGCCATTTTTAAACCATCAGTACCATTGGATACCCCAATAGAATACTTTCTTCCAGTCCACACTGAAAATGCTTCTTCAAAGTTTTTAAGATATGGTCCACAAATATATGCAGAAGAATTAAAAAATTCTTGAATACTTGGATTTACACTATCTTTAATTTGATCCCATTGTTTTACAAGATCATTAAATTTTACTTCCATGAGAACAAATTTTAGTAACGATTTCGGTTAGTTTCTTCTGATCATATGACATCTCAGAAGTTTTGCAATAGTTTAGAAATTCATAAATTGAATTTTTTAGAGGAGAATTTTTATCTTGTTTACTTATAATTTCTCCATCAAATTTTAGTAATTGTTCTGAATCATCCCAGAACAAAAATCCTTTTTCAAATTCAAATAAACACTTCCTAAACTTCTTTCCATATTGCCAACTAGAGTTAATTATACAATCAAATGTATCATAATTCAAGATACCTACAGATGTATCATCTTGAAGTCCACTCTTGTCTCTCCTGTAATTCACCCAAGTTATATTTTCTGGAGAAACATTATCAAAAATATATTGAATAATACTTACGTCGTGAGAAGATAAATCCCATCGTGCATCTACATCATTCCTAACTGGACCAAAATTGAGACGATTCATTTCAATGGATTTAATCTCACCAAAATAATCTTTCAAATACAACTCTTTAATTAATTTTACATCCTCATTGAATGTAAAAATCCAATCAACAAACAATCTAGCATTATTTTGTTCTGACAAATTGTAGAGGTATTTTACATCTTGATTGTTTAAGCAAAGTGGTTTTTCACAAAATACATGAACTTGTTTCTTTAGAAAGAATTCTACAACTTTTCTATGATATTTTGCAGGGACAACTACAAAGGCACAATCGACATCATAATCATAATACTTACTGTCAATAACCTCATCTACACCATCAATATTCTGTCCAGCAAGTAATGGATCACATATTTTTATTTGAGTAATTTCCGAAACTTGTTTTAAATTTTTATAAATTATTTTTCCCCAATATCCAAAACCAATCAGTGCTACTTTCATTTTGCAGGATTTCCTTTTACTATAGATCCAGATGGTACATCTTTAGTTACAACTGATCCAGCACCAATTATAACATCATCTCCAATATTGACAGGGAGTATTGTTGCATTTGATCCAATACGAACCCTATTTCCTATTGTTGTAGTTCTCATTATCCAATCACCTTCATGATGAGTCTTTCCATCAAAAAGATCATTAATAAACATTACACCATGACCAATAAAACAATCTTCACCAATTACAACTCCCTCACAAATAAAACTATGACTCTGGATTCTTGTCAAATCTCCAATCTTTGTATTCTTTTGTATTTCTACAAAAGGTCCAACAAAAACATCTTTACCAAACGTACATCCATAGATGTTTACTAAATTTGGATGTGGAACTATAGGATCACTCATTCTTCGAAAATATAATTTTTAACAAATTCCTGATTGACTCTCACAAGATAAGCGGCATTATCTTGGAATCCAAAAGTAATTAGATAATCATCACCATACTCACACATACCAACGGCAAATTCAATCTCACCTTCTAAGAAAGAAAATCGTCTTGATACCTTTACAAT